ATGTTGCATACACTTATAATAATGCAGGTGTTCCTTACGCAATTGCTACACAACAGTCAACAATTTATTCTGCTAACGATAGCTTCAATAGTGTTTATTGTGGTCAAGGCAATGTAGTAGCATTTCTCACAACTGGATCAAATGCAAGTGCAGGTACAGAGTTTAGTATCAGTGAACTTGGCATGCCTCACGCTAATACAGGTACTGAATAATACAGATTTTAGATAAATACATAATACACTTGCATTCGGCAAGTTTATGCAGTAACCCACTGCGTAGCGGCTAGAACCCGCTAATTTTATAAAGGAAAATCAAATGGGACGTCCTCTAAAAATCGCAAAGGCTCAAGCAGTCTTAACAATTACTGATACAGCAGAAACAGGCAGTATCGTTACAATCTCAGGTGGAAATCTAACAACTAGTCCTACAGTTGGTGTAGCTAAAGGAATGTCATTCCAAGTAGCTTCTACAGTTGGTGGATTAACAGCAGGTGTTACATATTTTATAAATTCAATACTATCAAATACTACATTTGATGTATCTGCTACACAACTAAGTGTTCAACCTCAGGTTATGGCAACATTAACTGACACAAGTAGTCAAACAGTTAGTATGTCGGTTGGTGTCGTTGATGCTTATTTCAACAATCCACTAGGTGGTACAGGCTTTCCAGCAACCAATGCTAACACATACGGTGTAGTTGGTGGTAACACAGCAATCGTTGGTAAACAAGTTTTAACACGTGTGGCTATTGGTATCAATGGTACAGGTACATTGTACTCTGCTACAGACACTGCATACGTAACTGGTATTGGTACTGATTTGGCAAACACATTAAGTGTAGGTTCTGCTATTCAAGTTGCTAGCGCAAACATCAACGGTAGTACAGATTACACTACGATAGGTTTTGCTAACACCGTTGGCGGCTTGACAGCAATTGCTGTTGCTAACACAAACAACACCGGTAACATTATCCGCACAACAGGAAATGCTCAGACATTGTTTGCTAATGGTACAGTAAGATTTACTGCTAACTTGGGTGGTCTAGTATCTGGTGAAGTTTATTTTGTTAAAGCAATTGCTAACGCAACTGCATTTACTGTTTCATCAACATTAGGCGGTGCTGAAGTTGATTTATCAAGTGCTACTGGTACTCCAGACGCACAACAAGATGTTGTTGAATTAGTTGCAAACGCAGCCGTAGCTTCAACAGGAGCCGCATTCGTTTACGCAGATGACGAAGCAGGTTACATTGTTCGTCAAAAAGGTAAAACAAAATACCTAGTGACAGGTGCAACAACAGGTTTAACAGCACAATGTTTTACTGCAAATGTAGCTAATACAGCATTGACACCAAACACAATGAACATATTGTCTACTGATGCAGCCTCTGCTACAGCATACGTATCAAGTATTAATGATTACAACAGTGAAATATTCCCAACGCAAGTTGCAGCTGGTTCATTATCAGGAGGTACTGTTTACACAATTTACAGTGCAGGTACAACAAACTGGACAGCAGTTGGTGCTATGGCTAATATGACAGGTATTACATTCACTGCTACTGGCGCAGGATCTGGTACTGGTACTGCTGTTGCATTCTCAGTTAACCCTGACATTATTGCTACATTCAATACTGCGGCCGCAGCTAATGCTGCTAACGGTCAGCCTAACCCAATCGTAGTTATTGCTAGTGCTTAATGATTATGGCAACTAGTAGGACAATCAAAATGCCAAAAACTGAAACCGATATAGCAGTTCTTCAGGTAGAGGTTCAAAACATTACCGATGATATCCGTGAAATAAAAACGGATATCAGAGATATACACGTTGAAATGGTTAAAAACAACGATGATACTAGAGTGATGTTAAAGGGTATGAAGGACGCTAGTTCAAATGCACATCAAGCAATGTCAGAAAAAATCACCGCATTAGAAAAGTGGCGATGGATGATGATGGGAGCAGGTGTTGTGATAGGATCATTAGGATTCGATACGATAGCAAAATTGCTAAAATAAAAAAACGGTCTTAGGACCGTTTTTTAGTAAGTGCTTTTAATTTCTTTTGAACAACATCAAAATTCACTGTGCTAAACAATCCAGGATGTAATGGTTTGGGATATTGATTATCACCCACCCATGCATAACCACAATGTTCATAATTTAATACTGGGATGAATTCTTCATCTATTGCACAAAAGAATGTGTGATATGTAAATGTATTATTTACAAACTTTTGTATTGGTACTAGTTTTGGATTTTTTGGGAAGTATCCAATTTCTTCACAACATTCTCTGTCAATACCCACAAGCAGTGTTTCACCGTTCTCAATCTTACCACCGGGTATTCCCCAGTTGCCCGGATTTTTGTTGTCCGTTCTAAGTAGATACAAGAATCGTTGTGTGTTTTTAGCGTAAAAGAAAACGCCTGCCGAGATATTATTCATATGCTAAGACATTATAGCACAAAGTAATTTAGATTACAATACTATAATCACCCTGGTCGTACCAGCCTTCCCAAGATTTCATCCAAGCATCTTCTGTATTAACATAACGATACTGTATGCTGGTTGTTAAATTGGTAACATATTCAACTGTAGTAGCTTGGGCACTATCAAATGATACAAACCATTCTCCCATAGAACTATCATATTCAATAATGTCATTAGCATATGCTACTACATTACCCCATGCAATAGTAGTATCACCCTCACTACCGATATTATCTACAATAAGATATCTTACTCCGTTTTCTGCGGGAGGTAACCCTGCATTTGGTCCTGTGACTAATGGGTTAATCACGCTGTCTACAGGATCCAATGTGTTTTGAGGCAGGGTATCTGGGTCAATATCATATATCAATAATCTATCATCTACTGGATCGGGAACTATTGTACCTACAATCTCAGTATCCATATACGGATTCTGTAACCATATCTGGCTGATACCAGGACGAATAGTTCCGTATACATTTAATAGACTTGACCAATATAAACTTGTATTAGGGTTAGGTGGCAAATCTAAATCTTCATTGCTTGGATAAAAATCTTGATTAGCTGGTAATAGTTGTAAACTATTGCCTATCAATAATAGTTTATATCCATATGGTGTAATCTTTTGTCTAGTACCTAATAACAAATCATCATTTTGTATATCATCTAGTGCTTTGCCAGAGAATATACTAGCAATAATTTTTTCAATAACACCCATCTTTTTAAGTTTAGCCGCATTGCTAATCCATATAGGCATATAGAATTTCCAACTTAATACATCAATGGGATTACCTGAACCTTGCGGAATAACACGACTACTAAATGTTAATCCATCTTGATAAACAACACTTAAACTAGTCCAATCAATAAAGTTATCAGTAGATTGAATTTCCAATGAAGGATTAAACAGTGTACCTAATTGTTCAATCAATTCTAATTTTTGATTATAATTGGTTGTCCATAAATCTACACTCATACGCAATGTATAGGGCACCGGCATTAATCTTTCAACAGTAAATGCTTGTCCTTGTACTGTTTCATAACTTTGTGTTTCGGCATTATAACTACGTTGACGAACTTGAATCTTATCAATAAATGTAGGGTCTTGCGTTCTCTTTTGGTCGTATTCTAAACCGGTAATATAATATGTAATTAATGGAGCACTTGGTAAATTACTTGCACTGTTGTTAGCAATGATAGTACTTGCTTGCCTACTTGAATCACCATACATAACTGGTACACGAACAAGTATTTCATTACCTGCAGGATCCTTACCTTTAGTAACATACCAGTTACTAAATATTTTTCCAAATTGAATTAGAAATCTGCGTACCTGATTATCATAGAAAAATTGTGCCATTTATTAAATTACCGGTGGTATTGGATCTGGGGCTATTGTTAAAATAGTTGACAAAGCCTGTTTCTGTGGTATTTCAGTACCATCAGTTGTTACTGTAACGTTGCTGTTATTTATGAAGCTAGATTGTTGTGACAAATCTTGTTCAGTGAATCCTGTTTGTGTTCTGACGTTTTTAGATATGCGAACCCATAATCTACCATCCCAACGATAGAGAATTTGGGGTAGATAATCTGTTCGTAAGAAATAATCACCTACTTGTGGATTCTGCGGGAAAGAAATACCTGCCCCAGTTGGGAATCCGTTTGGTGCTTCTCCTGTACCGTCTAAGTAACCAGTTGTGTAGCCAAAACTTCTTGGGCTACTACGTGCAATGAATTGGAATCTTGGATCAGAATCTGCACGATAGTCCATAGTATTTGGACCATATGGTTCTGTTCCAGTAAAGTTTGGTGCTACTGGATTCTGATCGGCAAACGCATATGTATTATCTGAAGTACCATATGGTCCTGTAATAGGCCCTGTAGGTAATGCAGTTAATACTATTTCACCTTCAACTGCACCTGAACCGTTACCAATTAATATTGGTGCAATAGTAGCAGTTTCTAAATTAATTTGACGTGCGGCCTGTAACGGGTCAACTAAAACATTTACTGACATATCCCATATACTTTGAATCGTTGATTTAGGTATACGTAATATAGGACTTGCGTTTTTGTAAGCAGGACTACGAACTATTGCAACAACACCTGTTGCAACAACAGGAGCACCATTATTATTAGCAACAACATTTATAGGGGGTGCGGGTTGATTATATTTACCTGATAATTCAGTATCACTCTCATAGACACCGTATGTAGGTACAATATATAAATTATTTCTATCGTAACCTGCTTTAGGAACTAATCTACTTGCTTCATCTAATATAGCATTATTGATTTGTAGATTCTTATTATATGTAGCAAGAATATCTTTAAGATTCTGATTAGGATCAAGTTCCCAATATACTGTATTAGGAGGTACAATACCAATTGGTACTTCTTGTTTAGATAGATAATTCTTATCACCGAATGTAATAGTATAACCGGCTGGATAAACTTTAGTAGCATCCCATAATCCAAGATAATTATCCTGATCAATTGGTTCAGATAATATCTGACTAAATTCTTCACTATCAACTAATGGTTCACATTTAATACGCCATAAATGCGGATACCATGTAGGACTAAATCCTTCACTAGCAAAGTTACCATCTGTTATTTGATAAAATCTTTTTAACGCTACTGGAATAGTTTCTTTTAATGGATTATAATCTAATAAGTGAGGTAATTCTAATACATCACCTACCATTAACTTACGACCAACTAAATCAATCATATCATTATAATGAATAGTAATAAAGATAATATCGTTATTTAAAAATAAACCAAATTGACTTAAATCAAAGTCTAAATTCTGTACATTATAATGTCCACGTAATCTATAAATATTAGGATCATATGTTCTATCTCTATTTTCTAAAAATAGTAAATCTTGTATATTAGTAGGATCTAATGCGTCATATTGAGGTTGTGTATAATCAATACTTGCACCCTGATCTGTAGGACCTAAGTATTTGTGAATATATAAATCTGTGGCACCAACAGTAAACATCTCTGATATTGTTCTATCAAAGAATCGATAATCGTTTGATTTTGTTGGGTGATATAATGATAATCTAGGCATATCTATTATTTATCTGTTCAGTTAATAGAGTTAAAAACGGGTCAATTCAAAGGTTGACATCAAATGGAACATCTGCTATAATACACAAATGCGCTATAAATTTAGGAGAACTTAATGGCAACACGTAAACCCTCAAGTAAAATCATTAAAGCTAGTGATTATTCACAGGTTAAGACACTTAACCCCCGGGACCCGGACACTGAATATTTAGGTCCTGAACCTATGTTTGCCGTTCAACCTGATGAAGATAGACGCCGAGTAGCACTTATGCGTAGTTTCACATGGTATGGTCGTTTCTATGGTAAGAAAGATGCTAAAGAATTCTTAGCACAATACTTAGACCTACGTGAACGCCCACAAGAGGCTAAAATTATGCGTAAGATTGATGAGAAAGAATGTATCAATACACTAGCCTGGTTAGCACGTATGGAATTACGTGGTCTAGAACTATCTGAAACGGAATCAGATACGCTACAAAATGAAATTAAACGATTGCTTGAGACTATTAACAAGCCTCAAGTAGTTGAAGCTATTGTGCCCGATGCTCCCACAAGACCTAACATTCAGGAAATCTTAAAAGACAAAGCACGTGAAGCCGCAGGCGAACTTGAAGGATTGTTTGATGAGTATATTACATCAGGTGCAGGGTCAAAACATACACTAAGACCAATCGATGAAGTTGCTAAAAAGAATGTAATGCCACAACATATCAGTTTGTTAACCGATGTGTGGAAAAAGAAACTGAATGAAATTGAAGAAGTATTAAAAGGTACTGATGCACAATTAGTGCAGGGTTATCAACACTTGACTAAAACACAATTGAAAAATATTGTAAAGTTTATTGAGTTAGTTATTAGTGATTTGAATAGTTACATTAGTGTTAAGAAAGCCGCAAAAGCTCCTAGGGCACGTAAGGCTGTACCAGTAGAGAAAATTGTAGCAAAACTTAAGTATCTTAAAACATTCAAAGATACTGCAAGTAAACTTGATTTAATGAGTATCAGTCCAATCAAGCTTCATGGCGCAAGTGAAGCATGGGTTTATGACACCGCAAAGCGCAAGTTACATCATTACGTTGCAGATGACTATAGCAAAACATTTACTGTTAAAGGTAGTACACTGTTAGGTTTTGATACAGCACAAAGCGAAGTGAAAACACTACGTAAACCGGCTGAGCAGATTAAAGAAGTTATGGGAAGCAAGCCCGCGGCACGTAAGTATTTTAAGGACATTAAAGCAGTTAGCACAACACCTAATGGTCGCTTTAATGATGCAATGATTATTTTGAAAGCATTTTAATGAGCGATATACAAGAACGTATGGAAGAGTTAATTAAGCCAATCGATAAGCAAATTTATATGTGTGATGATAGGCGTGAGTTGCTTATGTTTAATTGTGTTATGCTACAGCGTGTCCGAGAATTATTTGATGCGCTAGTAGGAGAAGAAGGCAGAAAACAAATGTTTAAGGATTTAGTATGAATATTGATTTGAACAAATATAAAGATTTTGTAGAAGCAGTAACTAGTAAACCTAGTAATGACTTAACTACATTTATGGACCGATGTGATGAACTTGACGGTAACTACATTGGTGATGGGGTACATGGTCCTGATATCAATGTCCCACTACTACTTACAGCTTGTTTAGGATTAGCGGCTGAAAGCGGTGAATTCATTGAAGTGTCCAAAAAGATATTTTTTCAGAGTAAACCATTGACAGAAGAAAATGTCTACCATATGAAGAGGGAGTTAGGAGATATCATGTGGTATTGGATTAATGCTTGTAGAGCATTGAATCTTGACCCAAATGATGTAATTAATGAGAATGTGTGTAAATTAGAAAGTCGCTATCCCGGTGGTAGTTTTGACGCACATTATAGTGAGAATCGTAAACCCGGCGATTTATGATTGTTAGTTGTTCCCTGATAAATACAATATCGGGAAACACATATGACAATATCAGCAACAGCAAATATCCTTTCTACTCCATCTGGTCTAACACTAGATGAATTGAAACAAGCATTATTCCAAAACGTTAGATATCGTCTAGGAGATGGTATCATTGACTTGGAACTAGATCCTCAACATTATGAAGCGGCATATAACTATGCTATCAAGGTCTATCGTCAAAGAGCGCAAAATGCTACAGCAGAATCCTATACTCTTTTCACAATAGAAAAAAATGTTGATACATATACTTTACCCCAAGAATTCATTAATGTCAGATGTTTATATCGTAGAACAGTTGGTTTAGAAACAGGACCAGGTTCTAGTAGTTTTGACCCGTTCAGTTCAGCTATTCTAAACACATATTTGCTAAACTATAACTATGCTGGTGGTATGGCAACATATGACTTCTATGCTGGTTATGTTGAATTAGCCGCACGTATGTTTGGTGGATATGTAGTTTATACATTTGATCCAGTTACCAAAGTATTACGTATTGTTCGTGACCCAAAAGGTTCCGGCGAACGTGTATTAATTTGGGCAGATGTACAAAGAACACAAGAAGTATTATTACAAGATCCGGGAGCTGGTGTTTGGATTGGTGATTGGGTCTATGCTATATTAAAAGGTATAATTGGTGAAGCACGTGAAAAGTTTGCTAGTATCGCAGGTCCAGGCGGCGGCACAAGTTTGAATGGTGCGGCAATGAAAGCTGAATCTAAACAATTACAACAAGAACTCATTGAAGAACTAAAACGTTATGTAGATTACAGTCAACCATTGACTTGGGTACAAGGTTAAATGAGAGCAAGTGAATTCATTACCGAAGTATTTCAGCCCGGTAAAACAAACTGGAAGTGGCGCCGTCAAAGCAGTGATGAGGCTTTTGCAAGTTTTGTAGTGGGTGATAGAGAGTATCAATGGCACGCAGTGCACTGGTGCCCCGATCCAACCAAATGGGAAATTCAATTTCGCTTGATGAGAGAAAAAACCGATCCCGATGGTTTAGATTTGTTTGGTCGTACTGGTACAGGCAATTCAGCACAAGTATTGTCTACCGCAGTTGACATAACACGTGAATTTATTAAACAGTATGGTATTGATAAAGTAAAAGAAATTAAATTCAATGCCAAAGAAGATAGCCGTATTGGATTGTATGCTAAGATGATACAACGGTTGTTACCTGACTGGGATTTATATCAGAAATATACCAAATACAACGGAATGGAATATCGTTTAACCGACCCCAGAGCATATGACAAACCAGAGAATAAAATTACAGAAGGGCAAGGTGTGGCGGAAGGCAAATTAAATGAGATCCGCGATCAACTTTGGACTTGGGTTCAGTCTAAATTTCCAAGAACACAATGGCCTGAATATGTGCAACGAGATTTTTTATATCAACAAGCAAAGGGCATTCGTAATCAAGCCGAGTTAGATGACTTTCTAAAAAGAAACAGAAATG